AAACTGACTTGGTGACCAAATAGTTCCGTTTTGAGACTTAAATAAACTTCCACCAAGATATTGTTTACTGATTATTGCCTGACTTCCTTCACCAAGAGCAACAGTTTCTATAGTTGCCTCTCCCATTCTAGCAATCCATAACTTATACTTAGTAGTACTTGGTGCTAAAATAACAACTGCATATTCTTTACGTGCTTCCAAATAAATTGGAGAAGGGAAGGTAACTCTTGTAGGAAGAGAAGCATCTGTAGAGGTCTTAATGATAGAATCTCCATTAGAATCTAATTGAGAAGGATCTAGATCAACTTCAGCATAATCTGCTACTAATTGATTAGTTGGTGTTCCTAACTCAACATCTCTTATTTGAACAGTTACCTTTTGTACAGGATCCTTTTCAGCAAAATATAGATCTAGTGCTGATAAGAAAGCACCTGTTTCATCAACAGTAAATGATTGTGCCAATGGATCATCATATTCTGGTTCTGGTCTTGGACGTTCCCTAATGATGGTTGTAGTTACTGTATAGATATCTATCATTCCATTAGTGGTGTATGTTTCTTGACCACGAGTTATACCTGCTGAAGTATCTTCATCTCCAGGTAATGGATTAGCATTTGTCTCACTAGATGTTAATCTAAAGGTTTTTGATCCATTTTCAAATCTTAATCCTGGTGTAGCTCCCCAAATTAAAGCATCACCTTCGTTTGGAGTTCTGATAAAGAATGAACCTAATACATTTCCAAGATTATCAGCAATTAATCTAATATTAGAAATTGTAGCTTGAGCCTTAGATGTTTGTCCAACTAGTTTTAATCCAGTTTGTACTCTTCCATAATAATCTCCCTGAGCATCTTTTGCTAAAGCAAGAGTATCAACGTTTAAAATAGTAGAAGATTCAGTATAAGAGGATGAAATATTAACAGAAGTATCATATGGATTAGTCGTAAAGAAGGTCTCTGGAGCATTATAAGGACCAGTTCTATGATTTGCTTGAGCTACTCTAAAGGTTATTAATCTAGTACCATCATCCAATGTTCCCTCAACTTCTTCTTCAACTTGAAATGACCCAGAAACCATTGTAATTTCAAGTAGTTTTGGAATTATATCAACATTAGATCTTCCAGCAAAGAATGGGTAATATCTTGTATTTGGTTTTAATCCAAATGTATTAAATGCAACGTTTCGGGATCTCATGAAAGTATCCTTTACACTACTTGTTAAAACTTTGTCTACAGATGTTCCTGCCGTATCACCTTCTTGGGTAACAGTTCCTCCATCAACTTCTACATCTCTTGACCAAGTATCTGAGGATGGAGAAAGTTTCATCCTACCTCTGAAAACCACTACCTCAAATGGATTAACATTCTCAATTCTACTTGCTTGAGTATTTTCAATCCATGAGGTTAAACTATATTTCAATGTAATTAAATCACCAGTTTTTTGGCAATTAGGATCTAATAAATCTAAATTAGTACTAAAATCTGCAGTCCCATAATTGATTGATGGATTTAAACCTAATTCTGGGGAATTAGTCCACTTATTCAATGGAACAATCATTTCATCATTAATAGTATCAATATCAACTCGACAATCTAAATTAGATTTATCCATTCTAAGAGTATCTTTGAAATCATCTACAAAGAATCCAGACTTGAATCTATCACCAGTAGCATCTCTAACTTGTAAAGACTTAGTATCAAGTTCAAGCATAGTCAAACTTGTAACTATTTCTAAATTTGTTACTCTCTTATCAATTTTTCCAATATCTCTCATTGTATATCTTTTATTATCAATTAGAGATATTTTTGCATTTTTTGGATTATACAAATATGCAGGAAGATGAATTGTTGCAATATGCATTGCATCATCAATTAATAAAGGTTCCTTAGGTGTTAATGAAGGAACACCCTTAATTAATGAAAATTCTCCATCTCTCTCTTTTCCAGGAGTAAGAATTAACTTATCAATTCTTGGCAAATACCAACTATATCCTAAAGTAGAATCAGCTTCAGGGGATACAACTAAAGTAGATGTAGCACCATTACCACTAAAATCTCTACTTGTGAATGCGAATGGTGATTTGGTTGTAGAAGTAAATTCAGATACTCTTGGTCTAAAATCAAGTGTATCAGTTGCTCTTGTGCCCTTACCTAAAGTAGGAATATCATATGTGTATCTATCTTTAGTATATGAATTAGCAGTAAATACATCTCCAGTATCACTAGATGGAACAGTGTAATTATTATAAATTACCAATAACTCTCTAGATGGTGCTGCAAGATTTCTCTTTCTTACCAATCGTGAATAGTCATAAAACTGTTCTCTTTGACCTTTATCTAAAGTATAATTACCTGTTATATTTGAATAATTACCTAAAGTTACATTTTGTAGAGTAGTAACAATTCTTGATTCATCAAAAGTAACTATTTCTCCAAGAATAAATTTATTAGAATTTAAATATGCTATTGCGATTGTAGTTGCATTATCTCTTGATACAATTTGAGCAACAGCATTACTCTCACTACCTGTAACCTTTTCTCCAACTACTGAATTTACATCTAATCCAAGTCCAGAGACAAAGACTAATTTATCTAATGTAGGACTTGTTGTATCCTTAGATTCAAGAACAGAAACAACATTACATACATCAGGAACATTTAAAGATATTTCTTTATCTTGTACTCTTAATCCATAGAAATTACTAGTTGTTAATCCACTAATATTAGTGCTAATACCTGAAGATTTATTAACAACAAGTTGAGTACTTCTATTAAATTCTTTAAGTTTATCTTTTATTGATTGTTTTTCTAAAGTAACATTAACAGTACATGCAGTATTACTTAAACCAGTGAAAGTAACTCTACTACCATTTTGTTGTCTAGTAAATTGTTCACTTGTTAAATTCTCTATAGATCCATCACTATAACTAATTGAATACTTTTGAGTATCAAAGTTACTAAAATATGCACTGGTTATTCCAGTTACATCCGTAACATTAACAACTAATGAACCACTAGATGGAGTTTTATTTAATACTTGAGCAGATATTTCTAATTCTGAAGATGATAAATCAACCGCAGAAACATTAGGTATATCTAATGTAGCATAAAGACCAGACTCTTCATTGCTTATTATTTGAGGTTTTACTATAGAAAGAGCAACTCCTGTAGCAACTCCCACAAATCCAGCTGTAACTCCAATTACTTCAGGAACTTCTTCTACTCTTATACTTGTATTACCAACACCTACTTCAGTAACTTTATTAAGATTTGGTGAAGTATATGCAACACCTGCATATCCTACCTGTGCTGTATACTTAACTAGTGTTCCTACTTTAATATCATTAAATTTATTTCCTGGTGACACTATTTCACCACTCGCAGCTTTACCACTAGCACTATCAGCTGTTACATTAACTGTAGCATTTGCAGCCCATCCTGGAACAGGAGTTTCTCTTAAAACGGTATTAGCAGAGAAATCAGCAGCAATTCCTGTAAATGAACTAGAATCCTGATATATAGATTTTATATCATTTGTTTCATACTGTCTAACAGCAGTAATAGATCTACTAAATTCTTCTTTTTCATTAATTAAAATTCTTTCTCCAACAAGAAATGTTCCTGAAGTTTGTGATAGAGTTAAAGTAGTTGTTCCACTTGCTGCAACTTGCAAATATCCTGTAGCATCACTACTAACACCACGAACAAATGTACTAATAGGAGCTTGATTAGCATTTAATGCTACTCCAATTGTTAATGTAGTATATGTTTGAATATCAAATAAGTATAAATCCCATTCACTAGCAGTATCTTGATATGGAGTATTTCTAAGTCCAAATGAATATACTCTCGCAACACCAATTTCTGTGCCAGATGCTGATGTAGGAAATGCTGACTGTTTTACATCACTTTGCAATTTAACTAAATTAGTAGCATTATTTAAACCAACAAAAGGTGTTCCACTTACATTATTAACCCTAATTAAAGAACCAAGTTCATAATCAAGTTTTGCGGATTCTGCAGATTCTGTATCTCTAGGTTTATCAAAATCTAAAATTTCACCACCTGGTCTAACAACACGATACCCTTTAACGTATGCTGTTATAGGATCAATATCAACACAACCCAAATCTTCACTTGGAACATTTCCTTGTTCAGTAATTTGATCTGATCTATAAACACCATCACTAGTTATTAAATCATTTAAAGAATTTAATACATTAAGTCTAGCATTACCTAATGAATAATTTCCAGATTCTTCATAAGTTCTTGCCGCAAAATACTTATTAATTTCGTTATATATTGAAAAATCTTGAACTTTCTTTAAATCACCATCTCTAAGTTTAATTATTTCAATAAAATTAGTATCATTAAAATCTGTAAGAGATTTTTTTGCTAGTGTAGTAGTAATTTTTAATCTATCTGCACCTGGAGCAGCATAATTAGAAAATCCCCTAGCATTATCATATAATTGAGGATCATCTTTTGCAGTAACAATAGTTTCTAAAATATTTAATCCAACCCTATAACTTGGAGTATTATCATATGGATCTAGAATTATAGTATCTGCAGCAACGTCTACAAAAGTTCCTCTAATAAAATAAACTCCAGCAGACATTTTAACTGCACTACCAACTGCAGTTGCACCAGATTCTATTAAATTAGCTACACTATCCCCATTACTAATAGTAGTATTTCCATAAACAATATCTTCTTCAGCAAGTAAAGGTTCGCCATCACTTAAACCTGTATCTACATTTTTATTATCTGCACTCAAATACTTAACAAAAAGAGTTAAATCTGTAATATCATCAGAATCTGATGCTAATTTATAATCATTAACTAAAACTTTTACCCCAGAATTTTGTCCTTTTAATTCCTTTCCTACTAATTCTTTAACATATAAAGAAACTGGAAGACCAAGATGCTCCGAATCTAACTTAACAGAATAATATTTGTCATCATAACTTACACTTCCAGGAATAACTAATGATCCTTCCTTGAATATATGACTTCCAAATGAATCTATTTGATTCTGTAGAATTGATTGGAGAGTTGTTAGTTCTCGTGCTTGGACAGGTCTTCCTGGTCTAAATAAAACCTTATAAAAATTATCTGCCTCATCAAAATCATCATAATAAGGACTTATATCTAAGTTAGTTTTCTGTAATGACATGTTTTAAAATTCCAGGATAACCTTAATGTCTTCTTTTTGTCTTGCATCTCTACTGATTAATGGTCTATTATCCAGATAGATTATATCACCCGACTCATTATTTATCTCAGAACTAGCAATGCCATCTGTAAATTCAGCACCTAGTTCAACAATCTTATTTCCAGTAGGATTAGTAGTAATTCCAGAGAAATTAGTATTGATTCCTACAGACCATCCACTACCACCTTCTTGCTTAATTTGTTCTGTAGAAGATGACTGAAAATTATATATTGTACCTGAAGAATTGCCCAATTCAGTAATACCACCCGTATCAGTTTGATCTCCAGTTGTTTGATTAAAGTATAAAGATCTATCTTGATAGTACTTCATAACAGCAATCTTTGGTGTATCTTCTGATATAACATCAAATGATACAACATATCCTCTTGCTTGACCCACTACAACATTACCAGATTTAATGTCCTGAGTCATAATATCTCCAACACTAATTGTTGTTGTAGTTGGAAAATCGTCCAAATACAATGAAGATACTGAAGAAAATTGATTATCAGTGAATATCTGAGTAGATCCAATAGATGTTGGATTCTTCATAATTCCAATTTGTGCAAATTTAGTATCTATTGGAAAATCTTTTGTTGAATCGTCAAATCTAGCATATACCAAAATTCTATCAGCACCCAATTCTTTATATAAATCATAACCATGACCTTTTGATGGAGGTATAACTGGAATTAATTTTGCAGGAGTTCCTCCACTTAATGCTGCTGATGAAATACTACTTAAATCAACCATTCCATAAGTGTATCCTTTACCACCCACAGAAACTTGTGTTTTGGATATTTTAGTATTAACTACATCAACAACAACTTTACCGCCAGATCCATCACCAACAATATTAAATTCCTGACCAGTGCTACCAGCATATCCATTGCCTTGATCTGCAATGTATACATTCTTAATCTGATTATTATTTACATCAGAATTTCCATTATCTCTAACTGCTGCTATTTGGGCATTATTAGATGATGACCAATCATTAGGTAAAGGTACAAACTCTGTTGCGTCAAATTTTATAATATCACTTGGAGCTACTGTAAATAGATATTTCCAAATATAACCATCATCAGTATCACCAGATGCTCTAGATGGTTCTAATCCTGTAAATGTTGGTTCATTTTGAGATCTATTTCCTTCTGTATTAATACCACTTGATCCATTCTGAATACAAATATAAACATTAAAATCTTTATTAATTACATAATAATTAGCATCATATAATCTAGAAGAATCAGTTACAGGAGATTGATTAGTAGCACTATAATCTTGACGATATATTTCATATCTATTTCCATTAGTCCAAGATACTTTTCTAATAACCCTTCGTATATTATCAGAACTAATCTTTTTACCAAAGACCATCGTATCTTTAGAATGATTTAAGTAATTAAAATCATCAGTTGGATTTGGTGGACTAGTATTCCAAGCAGCGTTATCAGCTGCTCTACCAAAAGCATTACTAATACCAGGGTTTGATAATCCTACAAACACATAATAAGAATTTGAGGTATCGTTAACATCCCCCAAAAAGTTACTAGCATTATTGATTCTAAATTGATCTGTTACAATAGCCGCCATTTTCTATAGCTTTTTTTCTTTATTTATACTAATTTATGCAGGATCATTTAATGCACCAGTATTTCTGATACCAACGTTCCTTCTTTGAACTCTTGGGAAGGTTGTTAATCCTACGTTAACAGTCTTAGAAGTTACTCCAATTGATATTGGATTAGAACCTCTAGAGAATCCAGATAATCTACCCCAAGAGAAATTACCAGATCCTTCACCAGTTGTTCCTATACCTATAATGCTAGTTGAATTAGAATCAACATCTGCAATAAAGTCTGCTCTATTTGAAGATCTATTAATAGATCTGACATAATATATATTATCCAAATATGTAGTTCCTATTCCTACTACTGCAGCATTACCACCAGGTGCAGTTCCATCTATAGATGTCACTCCAGTTCCAATTGAAGTGTTATAAACATAAATTGGATATCCGTTTAGTAAGGTTGTAAAATCACCAGTTTCTTTTTCAAGGAAGAACTTAAGTGCCAATGTTCCTGTACCACCACTTCCAAATGCTGTTGTTATTCCTGTAACTATTCCAGAGAAACCTTTAATATTAACAGGTTCAATATTAGTAACAGTTTCTCTCTGAAGAACAGGAAGAGGTGCAATAACTTCAGGTTCTTGACCACTAACATATCCAAGACCAGGATTTGTAATATGGATAGAAGCAATAGATCCATTTGTTATTGTAGCAGTAGCAGTAGCAGTAGTTCCTACACCTGCAGCAATCTTTACTCCTGGTGCAGAGAATGATACTGGAACTGTAGTAGTACTAAATCCACTTCCACCATTAACAATGGTAACAGAACTAACAGTACCACCAGCAGAAACATTAGCAGTAAGTGCAGCTCCTGTTAAGGTTTGATTTTCATTAACTATTAATGCTCCAATATTCTTATTCTCATAATTAAATAATTCAGTAGAATCGAGGAAGATTTCCGTATCAACAGCAGTTAAATCACCAATTACTCTTGCATTAGGGAATACTAATGGTTCAATAGAAGGTCTTGCCTTAGAAACAACGTTACCATTGATAGTTTTATCAACTTTCTGCTTCAACCAAGTTAATGGTCTGAGGGTATCTTCATCAATACCTTTACCAAAGTATAAATTAGTTTCAACTTGATCTGAAGTTGATATTCCACTAATTGTTCTCTTTTCTTGATTAGCACTTCCAGAGAGATAATTCTTCTTATTAACTTCTACATCATCACCTGATTTTAATGTTTCAACAACATCAGTGTAAGTAACATCTACACCATTAGTTCCTTTGTAGAAGAAAATAGAAACATCATCATATTCATCTGGTGCTTCAGTAAATACAAAACTTGTTCCTCCTCCAAAGATGTATGCCTCACCAGGAACCTGCATAACACCATTAATGAATATTAATAAAAGTGCTTGTAGATCTATAGATGCATCATCACCTCTTTGGAATGATACCAATTCTCCCTTATAATTTAATGGGAATCTCTTTCTAACTCCATCTTGAAGATTTGTAATATCATCAATATAATCAAATTCACCAACATTCCAAGAACCAAATTTATCGGTAAAGACTTGGTTAACACTAAACTCTAAAGGTGTTAAAAGTGAAGAGAAATATCTATCAGTTACTATTCCAAGAGGTACAAATGTATCTCCTTTTCTAAATCCAAATCCAGATCTAGATATACCAAAATCTTTAACTTCATAAGAAATAGAACCTATTCCAGTTGTAGAACTAGCACCAACTTTAAGGTCTAATCTAAGTGCAGTTCCTGTTTCTGTGGTTGATCCTAAACCTAATCTTGTCAATCCTTGAATATCAAGATTTTGATATGCAGGAGATGGTGTTAAAATTCTTGGATTTACATATCCCTTACCACCATCACTGATAGTCATCTTTATTCCACCACCACTATGAGCAGGTGATTTACCAACATTTAATGTGAATGAAGTTGGACTAACTATAGATTCAACACCTATTGTTGCCTTATATGCAGGATCTGATCCTGGATTTTCCTTATTCTCTCTAGGGTATGAATGCTCACTAGTATTATTATCTTGATC